TATAGTAACTGCTGGATATGATACTGATTTAAACAGTTATTATAATGATCCTCAATACCAAGGATATCGCGATAAAATGTTAGGTGTATTAACAGATACTGATAAAGAAATTGCCAAACAAGTAATTTATATTTTAAATAAATCACTATCCCATAATTTAAAGGTTATATGTTTTGATATAAAACCAGCTAATTGTGTGATTAATACATTTACAGATGGTAGGAAACCTGACGTTAGATTAATCGATTGGGATGCTGATTGGTGTAATAACTATACTAGTGAATTATCAAGACGCAGTAATCCAACATTACCTCTTATATCTATATTGAGTAAAATGATTATGGCTGTTCATTTTTATAAATGGTGTAAATGGAATATTTTTAGTGATTATTTTTTAAATGGTATAAACGCTGAATATGGAGGAGAATATGGAACCCCTGTATTAAAAATTTTAAAGGACTCATTAAAACATCTATTTTGTCAACTAGATAAATCGGCTTATAAAGTAATGGCAAGTCATTATTTTTTTATGGGGCAAACAAAACCATGTGAAGAGATGTTTGATAAAATATTTGAATGGTGTACAAAATTAAATGATAGCACGACAATTCGAGGTGGTAAAACACATAAGAAGAGTAAGAAACAAAAGAAGAGTAAGAAACAAAAGAAGAGTAAGAAACAATAAAAATAAAAATAAAAATAATTTATATAAATATATGCTATATAAATTATTAACAATATTAGTAGGAATTACTGTTACTAAATCTGACAATATATATAATTATTATGTATTAGCTGCTCAAAAATGGTGTAGTACAGATTATATGATTCATGGACTTTGGCCACAAATCAATAGTACAGCCTATCCGGAATATTGTATAGAGGTTTCTTATTCTGAACCTACTGGTCCGTTATTAACTGATATGAATACATATTGGCATGAATGCGATGATACATTATGGGAACATGAATGGGAAAAACACGGATCATGTGTACAAGAACAAAATAATATCACAGAGGATGATTTCTTCAATACTACCTTATCATTATTTAAAAATAATAGCAAATTATTAGATAATTGTCAAGAAGAAGATTGTATAATGTGTTGTTTTGATTTAGACTATAATCTTATAGAATGTGAATAAATAAATAGATTTGTATATTTTATGTATTTTATGTAAATTAAATATTAGTATAAAATATATGTTTGATAATTTCTTTATACTATTTGTAATATGCAGTTTTATATATTTTATTTATCATCAATACTTATTCCAAAAGAACTTATATTTTAGTTCTAGTATTAAAGAAAATTTTACTCCATTGGATGTAAGGCAAATAATACAATCACCAGGATCAGTACCCATTGGACAAGTTAATAAAGCTTCATTAGATATTACACACGAAATATCAGTTAGTAATGGATATAATAATAAAATTATAAATAATTTAAAACCGACAAATCCCGAACCATATCAAACAAATATTTCTGATGATTCTATGGGAAATTTTCCGGCTGCGTTAAAAGAGACTGATGGCTTATCTACAAAGGAATTTGGTTATCCTAATAAATACAAGTTTACAGTTGAATATGATTGTCGCAAATCCGCAACAGGAATGTTTTCTGATTGTGGTGTTTATTCTGCAAATACTGCTTGGACTGCCGACCCATATAAAGGATTAGACTGTCCATTAAGCAATACAAAAACACCAAAGGAGTCAAAAGATGTATCTAGAGGAAGAGAAATAGAATATAATTCTCCTATGAAAAGGAACAGGAAATAATTAATTGCGATAAAATTATTTTCCAATTTTATAAAAATAAAGATAATATTATATATTAATGACAACACGAAAACAATTAATATATAAAAAATCAAATAAATCAAATAAGTTTAGAAAAACTCGTTCAAAAAAAGGTGGTGTTACAACAAGAAGTGAAACAAATACAACTAAAAGTACAGCTATAAAGGCTACGCGAAAAACAAAGAAATCAAAACTTCCTGAAATACAAGAATCATGTGGGATATGTTTGGATTACTTAAATAAGAGTGATAATATACCTAGTTTACCGTGTAAGCATCAGTTTCATAAGGATTGTTTAATTGAATTGTGTAAAAGTCAAAATAATAGAGATGTTAAATGCCCGTTCTGTCGTGGAGATATAGTTGATGTTTGTGCAGATATTAATCCTCAGCCTGATTATGTGGGTTTTGCTCCTATATATTCAGATCTACCACCACTACTTACCATGGCCGATTTAGAACCAGATACACCACTTGGAAGTCCACTTACCATGGCCGATTTAGAACCAGATGGACCAACAATACGCACGTTTAATAATTATGACGAAGAAGAAGATATTTTAAGAAATGGAAATGTTGGCGATTTAGTTAATTTTGAACCTAATAATCAAATGGGAGTAGTATATTATAAAATTTCTTTAAACAATGGGGAAAAATATCTTGAAGCTATTGGGGATTATGAAGGCTATTATGATGATCCAAATTATGGTATGATGGGTGGTAAACAAAAGAGAAAGACAAAACAAAGAGGAGGCAATATTAATGCGGAACTCATTCAGGCAAGTCGAAATGGACGCACAGAAACGGTGGCAATGTTACTGGAGAAGGGAGCTGATATGAATGCGACTGATAATTATGGCGAGACGGTTCTCCAATGGGCAAGTGAAAATGGACACACAGAAATCGTGACAATGCTATTGAAGAAGGGTGCTGATGTGAATGCTAAAAGGAATTGTGGCAATACGGCTCTATCTTCCGCAAGTTATAGAGGATACACAGAAATCGTGAAAATGCTACTGAAGAATGGAGCTATAGTAAATGCGGAGGATAATCATGGCTGGACGGCTCTTCAATTAGCAAGTGAAAATGGACGTATAGAAACAGTGCAAATGCTACTGGATAAGGGAGCTGATGTGAATGCGAAGATGGAATATGGCTATACGGCTTTCTCAAAGGCAAGTAAAAATGGACACACAGAAATAGTGGTAATGCTATTGGACAAGGGAGCTGATATAAATACGAAGGATAATGATGGCTATACGGCTCTCATTGTAGCAAGTTTAATGGGACACACAGAAATAGTGGTAATACTACTGGAGAATGGAGCAGATGTGAATGCGAAGAATGATGATGGCTATACGGCTCTCCAATCGGCAAGTGAGATGGGACACATAGATATAGTGAAATTATTAAAACAACACATAGTTCAACAAATAGTTCCAAAGCATTTGGAAAGAAAAAAAGATAAGAAAAATGTAGACTTATTGAGTGAAAGAATGCCTAATGAACTACTAGATAAAATAGGTGATTATCTAGGGGGTAAAAGAAAAACCAAAAAATCCAGAAGAAAACAAAAGATAAATATAAAGACAAAACGAGGAGGATATGTTTACAGCACAGATTGGATGACTGAGGCTAAAATAAAGGGGGAAGTAATTCCTACTATTGAAAATAACAAAATATTATTAAGAGAATTAGGATTTTCTATGAATCCTGACACAAAAATAATTATAAAACCAAAAGATAAAAAATCTAATATTAAATATTTTGTTTATGATAAGAATGATTGTGATACAAACCATATCAAAAATTGTGAACCTATTTCAATATCTAAACCAAATACTAATAATCCATATGGACGTAATAATGGTGGAAAAAGAAAAACGCGAAAGAAAATCTAGAAAAGGACGCAAATCTAGAAAATAAATTACTATCTATTTTTAATAGGAATATATAGTAATGACAACATTAAAAAAGAGAAAATTAAATAAATCCTATAAAAGATTTAGAAAAACACGATCAAAAAATAATCGTGGTTATTTAGGTGGTAAAAGAAAAACCAGAAAAAGAATGAAGAAAAGAAAAGAAAAAAAATAATATTATTACAATATAAAATATAATTTATTACATAATAAAATATATTTTTATCTAGCATACATAAGACCACAATTACCACTAGTGAATGTTAGAACATTATATCTTTCTTCATGAATAGTTAGATTGTAATTGTAATTATATATCCTCCATGTAGGTTTATTTACACCTATAATATCTCCTGATAATGGGTCACAAATAGTATAAAAATTTGCGGATGGATCTAATGGAGGAACATATGTCTGGAATTCAAATTGTATATCATTGAATTTACTTAGATTCATTGCACCCGATGGTTGAAAATCAAATGGATCATTATGAATCGCAAAACTATAATTATACAGGCCATCGGGTGCGTTTCCAGAAGTTCTTACATATTTTTCTATATAATTGTATATACCAGCATCCATCATATTTTCTCTATATTTTCCATCCATAATAATACCCAATTGCATTAAAATATCCTTTTCATTTGCAACATTATATGACCCAGTATAAGTAAGGTATGTAGGGGATCCATCTATTTCTTGTCCTGGACCAATACCCGTAGCACATCCAGACACATCCCAATCACCAGTATAAGGTGCGAAATCTGATTGTTGTGGAATTGTTTTATAAGGCCAATTTGTATAATTACTCCATTCATTTCTTAAGTTTGCATCACTTCTTTGAAAAGACCACATCCATGATGAAACCATTCCCATTGTGCTGTCTAATTTTACCCGCTGATTTCCGGTTACGTTAAAGTATTTCCATTCATAAATAGATTTGAATAGATACTTTTGTTCTTTAGCAGCAAATACTTTGGATTCCTCTTCTGTTAAAAATCCATAAGTTGATATTAAATGTGTATCTGCGTTCCAATTGGTTCTTTTGTCTACATAATTTAATGAAATATCAGGTGGGGGTTGTAAAAATCTATAAAATTGTTGTAAGGCTATATTTTGATTTGCTTGTATATATGGATATTCATTTACCTGATCTGTTACATCACGAATTGTAAACAATTCATTGATTGGTCTTAATGTAACGTTTATTTCTAATTCGTTGTATTGTAATGCTACTAATGGAAAAGCCATCTTTGCTGCTAAAGTAAACCAACAATTAATGGGAATATATATTTTTCTAGCTCTGATAGATGGTTCAGGTCCTTGTACATCCCCCATATAATAAGCACTAGGATATGTATTAATTTTACCATAGGCATTAGCAGGATCATTTAGTTCAGGAACATTACCCGACATTTTATCATATAAGTCTTTCTTATCAGTAGTAAAATCTCTCTCCAACATGGCTAATAAATAAGATCCTGAATATTTGTTTAAGGTTTGTCCTCCTACAGTTATTTCAACCTCTTCAATCATTTGTGTCCCCAAATTATCAATCCATTTAAAATCATAAGGAACCCATGTTCCGGAACAATCCATTGGTGGATATATTGGACTCCAAATAGTCGGTAGTTGAACTACTAAATATGTGTCCATCAATAATTCAGCATATCTTTTCATTCTAAACGTGAATTTAGATGATTCATTAATTCTTAAAGCTCGTTGTCCATCAAAATCAATTCTGAACTTTTGAAGACCAAAATTAGTATATTTTTTATATGTTGTTTTGAAAAATGTTTTTGACGGATTTCCATTTAAATATACATTTTGGTTTCCAAAGGCTACTATATTTAACAAACCTCCTGGCATATATATTCCTTATACACAATAATTATTTAACTTTTTATTCTAATAAATAATATTTAGTAATTTACGTCAGTTTAAATTAAATTATTTTTTCATTACCTAATATAAGTAAATGGAGCATGCTAAAAAAATGTACTCAAAATTAAATTTAGAGCAAAATAAAGCTACTACATTAAAATATATAGCTTATTTTGTAGTTGCCATTTTAATATTGGGTTTATCTGCTTATACAATAAACAAAATGCAACTAAATGATGTTAATTGTGAAAATTTAAAAAAAATTTATACAGAATTCCCCAAGATTTCTTCTATTAATTTTAACGGCGATAATGCTTATTCATATTTGTTGCGTGACTATTATGTTAAAACTGCTTACAACTGCTGCTGTTCAGGACAATTTAAAAACGATTATGTAAATGTATGTGCTTTAAAAACATGTATTTCTCAGGGTGCGAGAGTACTCGATTTTGAAATTTATTCTGTCAATGATGAACCAGTCATAGCAACATCTTCTATTGATAATTATCATGTGAAAGAAACATATAATTATATCAACTTTTCTGATGCTATGAATATAGTTAGGAATTATGCTTTTAGTGGAGGATCCTGTCCTAACCCAAATGACCCTCTTGTTCTTCATTTTAGAATTCAAAGTAATAATGAAAAAATTTATAAAAAAATAGCAGACACTATTTACGGAACACTTGAAAGCAGAATTTTAGAAAAAATATATAGTTATGAGTATTACGGACATAATTTAGGAGCTATTCCTCTCAAAGAATTTCAAGGAAAGGTAATTATCTCAGTTGACCGTTCTAATCCCCTATTTACGTCTACACCATTAGACGAATACGTCAATATCGCATCGAATTCTGTATTTTTAAGAGCTTCTAGTGACTATGACACTAAATACCCTCCTGTGCCTGATATGAGTGCTTATGATACAAATGTTTCTGCTGCTCTTAACTTCAAATATGGATGCCAATGGGTTGGTATGTGTTTTCAAAACTTTGATTCTAATATGGAATATTATGATATGTTTTTCGATAAAACTGGGCACGCGTTTGTATTAAAGCCTGAACACCTTAGATATATACCTGTTACTATTCCAGTACCTACACCACAAAAACCAGAGAATTCATTTTCTACACGAAATACTACTACTGATTATTATTCATTTAATATTTAATTTTTAATTTTATATAATACTTTATCTAGTCATATTATATATAATGTCATCTTGTAAATCAAAATCTACCTTAGAAGAAAAAGAAGTTGAAATATTAAGAAGTGCTATTGATTTTGCTGAGAAAAAAAAGGGAAGACAAATAGTGAGCGATCCAGATGTAAAGAAAATTATCTCTATTTTAGAAGATTTTCTAAAAAAAAAGAAATTAGTTTGTTACGGTGGAACAGCTATTAATAACATTCTTCCTCTAGATGATCAATTCTACGATAAAGATGTAGAAATTCCAGATTATGATTTCTATTCCCCTAATGCTCTTGATGATGCAAAGGAGTTGGCTGATATATATTTTAAAGAGGGTTTTCAAGAAGTAGAGGCCAAGGCTGGTGTTCATCATGGAACATACAAAGTATATGTCAATTTTATTCCTGTTGCTGATATTACATTCTTGGAAAAATCACTCTTTAACAGAGTTCAAAAAGACGCTATTCGTGTTTATGGCATCCTCTACTGCCCCCCAAATTTCCTTCGTATGAATATGTATTTAGAACTTTCTAGACCAGCAGGAGATATTAGCAGATGGGAAAAGGTACTTAAGCGACTTATTCTATTGAATAAGAATTACCCACTTAAGGGGAAACATTGTGACCCGAAACTATTTTTAAGAGATTTTGAAATGACAGATGTTAAAGGAGCTGAAAAATTGTATTATACTGTTCGAGATTCTTTTATTGACCAAGGATTAATTTTCTTTGGTGGTTATGCCAGTTTTCTTTATTCGCATTATATGCCAACCAAGCAAAGAAAGATATTTCAAAAAACACCTGATTTTGATGTATTATCCGAAGAACCAGAAAAAGCAGCAGCTATATTAAAGGAAAGATTGGAAGATTTTGATTATAAAGGTATTACACTTATTAAACACGAAGGTATTGGAGAGGTTGTTGCACCACATTTTGAAATTAAAGTTAAGATGGATAAAATCGAAGAAACTGTTGCATTTATTTATAAACCATTAGCATGTCATAGTTACAATGTTATTAAAAAGGGTAATAAATCGGTTCGTGTAGCAACTATTGATACAATGTTAAGTTTTTATTTTTCATTTTATTACAGTGATAGAGATTATTATGATGAAAATCGTATTTTATGTATGGCTCAATATTTATTTGATGTTCAACAGAAAAATAGACTTGAACAAAAGGGTGTCCTTAAAAGATTTAGTATTAATTGTTACGGAACACAAGATACATTAGAAGAATTGAGAATTGCCCGGTCTGAAAAATATAAGGAATTAAAATCGAAACGAAATACAAAAGAATATGAATCATGGTTCTTAAGATATATTCCATTTGAAGAAAGTACAAAAAAAGAAGAAAAGAAATTAGAAAATAAAAAATCTAGCAAGAACAAAACTAGAAGTAAAGGTAAGGAATCCAAAGGGAAAAAAAGAAAATCGAAAAAAACACAGAAAAGTTTTATTAACATGTTGCTTTAATTTTATTTCTCAAGGTAAAATATATGAATTATAAAATTATTATTCTTATATTTGTATTTATATTTACATTATTTATTCCGTATTTAACAACGAAAGAAGGATTTCAATCTTATCCTGCATGTATTGAAGAAGGATATCCTATGGATTTCTGTATGAAAACCCCTGTTGAATCTACTTCAGGATCTAATTATTGTAGTTGTGGGTCTGGATTTTTTGGCTCATTTCATATGGACGATGGTAAATGCTATTGTTATTTATTTAACGGACTTCTTCCACAGAATACATCAAAACCATTTGAAACGAGTCCTTTTTAAATTGTCATATATATCATTACATCTGTCCATAAATTTTTAAAAATAATTATATATTTTTTTACTATATGTTCATTCTTCCAATTGTCAGGAATTAAATAGTCAATATGTAAACCCAATCCAAATATATAAATGATCATTGTATATATTATTTCTCTTAATCTAAATAATAATATTTCTTTCATTCCCCAATCATCTACATAACTACACATATTATTTGGTTGACGTGTTTCTATAAATTTATGCATGTCTAACAAACCCTCGAATATACGCGGATATATATTTTTTTCATTTTTTATGAAAATCATTTTTGTTATTTTGTCGAAACTTTGCAAATTTAAAAATATTATTTTCCTGTTTTTATATCGCTTTTTAAACATATATGGAAATGCTCCATCTATACAGCCATCTTTATATGTCATATTACCATTTGATAAATATGGTATATGAGCTGTTTTCAATATACAATTTATTATATCCTCATTATTTTTATAATTTTTCTTTAATATCTGTTTTCCTTTAAATGCATCAAAATAGGTCACGTACAAATTATTTTGTATCTTAATTATATCTGTCTCATCCAAATTTTCTCTTAACAATTCCTCATTTATTATATATTTAATCTTTCTCCTTTTTCTTACTATTTTATAACACCTGTTACATATGTCAAATGCTATATCTAATTTATCCGTTAAAAAACATAATCCCATTAATGCCCCAATACTGCAACCAGATATTCGTTTTATTGTTATCTTCCCTCTACGTTCCATTTCTTTTAGGTAAAATAACCCTCCCAACATATATATTCCATTAAATGCTCCACCATCTAATATTAAATCTATTTCTTTTGGTATTTGTTTATCATCAATATTATCTATCATTGAATTTATAAATGTTGCTATTGTCATATTAATTTGAGTAAATATTTCTTTTCTATTATATTTACTCATTGTATAATGGAAAGACCGTCATGGCAAGAATACTTCAAACAAATGACGGAATGTACGGCATTGCGATCTCCATGTGAACGTCTTAAAGTTGGATGTTTGCTAGTAAATGATAATAGAATAATAGCCCAAGGATATAACGGATTTTTACCAGGAGCTCCACATGAATCTAAAGTTATTAACGGACACGAACAAGCTACAGTACATGCTGAACAAAATGCTATTACTGATTGTGCTAAAAGAGGTGTAAGTAGCAACGAATGTGATGCTTATATTACTCATTATCCGTGTGTAAATTGTATGAAAATATTATGTGCTTCTGGAATTAAAAATATTTTTTACATTAATGACCATAATAATGACCCTCTTGTCGAGTATTTTAAAAAAATTTCTAATATTCACATTTTTATAAAAATATAAATAGTTTTTACATTTTTTACATCATATTTTCGTTATTATTATTAATTATTAAAGTTATTATAGTTATTATCGTTATTGATATTATTATCGTTATTATTATTATTATCGTTATTATTATTATTAGTACCATTAGTGTCGTTATTATTATTAATAATAATTTCTTCAGTAGTCTCAGTATCCGGTTGATCTGGAATATTATGTAACTCTATTTCATCCATCCACTCATCAGGATTAAGCAAGTAATATCTACAAGATTGCATTGTAATTCCAAAGGAACTCCCAGAATGTCCTCCATATTGCATTGCGTCACTAATGATGTTAATTTCTGACCTATTTGAAAACGAAAATCCAATGCCATCACTGTTAAAATTTTTAACAAAATTTTCCGTTTGTGTTATACGAATTGCATTCATAGCATCCATAACCATCTCAAAATTTGCATCACTTAGCCGGTGAGTCATTGTATATTGTTGTATGATATTTCATAATTAATAAAAATACTTCAATTTTTATTAATAAATCTTCAAAGGTGTATATGTTCTGAACTATCTGAATATATAATTTCTGTTACTAACGGACAATTCTTTTGTAAAGAATCTGTAATATAATTCATTATATCTGTTATTGTTTTAAATTGAATAATTACGTTATGAGTTATTAATTTGAATATATTGACTTCCTTTAATATGTCAATCTTTGATATTATTATGATCATTGCTCCAGTAATATTAATTGATTGTATTAATTTATCCATATTCAACCAATTAACGGTTCTTGTTCGGCCTGTAGTTGTTCCAATTTCTTTCCCAACTGTTCCAATTTTAATTAATTCTGGATCATCCAATAATTCTTTTGGAAAAAATGGGTCATTACCTGCGCGTGTATCATATATTTTTGTAGCCCCATATATAGTATGAATCAATTGAGGAGGAAATCCTAAACTACAAGCACCATATGGTAATGTGGTACTTGATGTTGTATATGGATAATTACCTTGATTTATATCCAACCATACACCTTGAGCACCTTCACATAATATAGTACCGTATAACTCTTCATTCCATAAATATGGTTTAAAAAAATCTACATCTTTCGCTAAAATTCCAAAACGAGCATATTTATCTCTATAACAAGGTGCTATACCCTTTGCTGTAGAACCTTGTTTTTTATAATGTAAAATATCTTCTTCTATATGTTTATCTGTTATTACATGTGCTTTTGGAGATATTTTAATACAATCTGTATCAAATCCGTTTTGTTTAAGATAATTAATTTCTTCTTCAAACCCCAATTTATTCACCACACAATCAGGTCCTATGATTGATGGTATATTATAAAATACACCAGCCGGGATAAGATGCGTTTTATATTTAACACCATTGATATATATAGTATGTCCAGCATTATTACCACCACCCCATCTACATATCATATCATATTTACCAGATTTTGCTAATTCGGATACAATTTTGCCTTTTGCTTCATCTCCCCAATTTAGTCCACAACATATATCAACGCGCTTTAAACTCATAATATACATAATATATATTATGATTTTAAGTAATTATGTTTCTATATTTTAAATATAGGTAATATAATTACTTAAAATCATAATATATATTATTACATAATGACACAAATAGAATTTGATATAAAATTAGATTTTAATAATGTATTAATACGACCCAAACGTTCTACATTAAAAAGTAGGTCTGATGTATGTTTAGAACGTACATTTAAATTTAAACATTGTAATGTTCAATGGAGTGGTATTCCGATTATGTCTGCAAATATGGATACGACTGGAACATTTGAAATTTACAATGTATTATCAAAATATAACATACTAACAATATTACACAAATTTTATAATTTGGATGATTATATTACTCATACAGAAAAATTAAATCCTAATTTATTTGCCATTTCTACAGGTATTTCGGATAATGATTATGAGAAATTAGTATCAGTATTGGATGTAGTAGATTGCAATTGGATTTGTATAGATATTGCCAATGGATATTTAGATGGTATGGTCAGTTTTTGTAAACGCGTTAGGGCATTATACCCAACTAAAATTATCATTGCTGGTAATGTTGTAACTCGTGAAATAGTTGAAGAATTAATATTAGAAGGTAAAGTAGATATAGTTAAAATAGGAATTGGTCCTGGTAGTGCCTGTACTACTCGTTTAAAAACAGGAGTAGGTATGCCACAATTATCAGCTGTATTAGAATGTTCTGACGCAGCACATGGAGTAGGAGGGCATATAATATCAGATGGTGGTATAACTTGTCCCGGTGATATGGCAAAAGCATTTGGTGGAGGTGCTGATTTTGTAATGGTTGGAGGACAATTTGCAGGTCATGATGAAAACCCAGGAGAGATTATTGAAGAAAATGGTGTAAAACTGAAATTGTTTTATGGAATGAGTTCAGAAACGGCTCAAAAAAAATATTATGGTTCAATGGCAAAATATCGTTCCTCTGAAGGACGTGTATTAAAAGTACCGTATAAAGGTTCATTGAATGACACAATTGCTGATTATCTAGGCGGATTAAGAAGCACTTGTACTTATATTAACGCCTCTTGTATAAAACATATGTCAAGGTGTACTACATTTATGCAAGTTAATCAACAAATAAATAATAGTCTTATGTAAATAATATATAAAAAGTATTGTATATATATTATTATTAGGGTATAAAAATGGAACCATTGCTTATTATTTCGCCGTGTGATGGGCGATACAACAAATATACAAAATGTTGTCAAAATTATTTTTCAGAATATGCAATACAAAAAAAAAGGGTTCAAATAGAAATTCTTTATTTACAACAATTAATACAATTTTTACCGCATTTTGAACATATAACAGATTTTTCTATATTACATAAAATATATGAAAATTTTGATATTAATGAATGTAAAAAAGTAAAGGAAATAGAGAATGTAATTAAACATGATGTTAAATCTGTAGAAATTTATATAACAAATATTTTATTAGAAACAGAATTGAAAGATTGTGTAAGTTTTATCCATTTTGGATTAACATCTCAAGATATTAATAATATATTATATCCTGTTTTAATCAAAACATTTATTAATGATGAATATAATAAATTTCTTACTACCGTAATACATAAATTGGACACTATGTATGATAAGTATAATCTTGTTATAATGTTAAGTCATACACACGGGCAGGCTGGGGTTCCAACTACATTTGGAAAAGAAATGAAAGTATTTCAATATAGATTAAATGAAATAATGAAGGATTTAAATAGTATAAAATACAAATGTAAATTTGGAGGAGCGGTTGGAAATTTAAATGCCCATTATATAGCTTATCCTGAATATGATTGGGTAAATTTTGCTTTAAATTTTACAAAATTATTCGATTGTGATCGGAGTAAATATACAACACAAATAGATAATTATGAGAATTTAAGTATTATCTTTGATACTATAAAACGAATAAATACTATTTTAATTGATTTATGTCAAGATATATGGTTATATATATTTAAAAATTATTTACAGCTTGCTATTAATACCGAAGAGGTTGGTTCTTCTACTATGCCTCATAAAGTGAATCCCATTGATTTTGAAAACGCAGAAGGCAATTTGGGTATTTCAAATACATTATTTGAATTTATGTCGAGAAAACTACCTATATCTCGTCTTCAACGTGATTTAACAGATAGTACTGTATTAAGAAATGTAGGAATGGCATTTGGTTATAGTATAATAGCATTACAAAATATAAGTAATGGATTAGATAAGATTTATCCTAATACATCCGCGATTTTAGATGATTTACATAAAAATACTGTAGTTCTTTCCGAAGCCTATCAAACTATTTTACGAAAAAATAATATGAATGACGCATTTGATAAATTAAAAAAATTTACACGGAATAATAACAATATTACAATTGAAGATTTTCAATCATTTTTTGAAACACTTGATATAAATGATAGTATTAAATACGAATTATATAACATAAATATTACGAATTATATTGGATTATGTCAAACAATATTTTAACTTTTTTGTGTAATTTTACAGCTTCATTGGTGTAAATATGTATTTACATTACTATAATTGTTGTAAATGATTTAATGATTTTGAAATTACATAATAAGCTACTCCAAAGAATGCACTATTTAAAATATATCCTGTTAAATTAGGATTTCCGTCCTTGTTATATAATGATGGTAATAATGATAGACATTTACCCCTAACAACTGGTAATTGAAAAATAAAATATAATAAACCAATAATAATTGGTATTTGGAATTCGTCATATAGTATTTCTAATGAATCTCTAGAACTTTGCTTATTCATTCTTCTAGCTAATATTTCTTGCTCAGTATCTGTATTTTGAATATAGTCTTGTTGTTCATTTTGAGG